CAGGACAACACTTAGTACGTAAATCTTTACGGAAACGGTTGATCTCAACCGCCCAACGTTTTGGACCATTTAAGAACGAGAACCCCCTTATCAGAAGTTGCGCCCGCGGTAGGAGAACACAAACCCTGTGGATGGCTCCGGAAGTTCCGGAAATAACCATTTGGGTTTCATGTTCAGTACCTTTTCGCGACGCATCGGATTAACTGACGATAACTTAGCAAGGTTGAGACGCTTGCTGTCCCTCTCGCCGATGGAGAGTGACATACTCGTCAGGAGGGCAACCCACGATTTGTACGACGACGGGTCAGAGTCCCAGTGTGGGTCAATGACTTCGTTATCGACAATCAGTGGTCGGTACCTCATCTCGTACACCTCTGAGTTAGCAGCCGTCGTGAGACGCGGAGCCGGAAGTTCCTTCAGAAACTTCGCCAAAGGTCCTTTCACGGAAAATCCGTTGGACCAGACGAAAGAAGAAACGACGTCTTCCGCGAATAGCGCTGCTACTCGCCTTTGCGTTAACGTGAGGCGAACCGGTTGACCATTGGTCCACTTGGGATCTATCCCAAGGCCACCCAACTTTGTCGAGACAAAGAAGTTGGGTTGGTAACCATAGGTCGGTTCCAGCCTACGATTGGCGATCATATCGGAGAGAAAAGGTCGACTTACCGGACAGTGTTCGAGCATGCTATTAAATGCGTGCCCGATTTCCATCGGTGAGTCTTCCCTATCACCTGACTTAATTTTGTAGTTCAGGATTAAACTCTGATTGACGTAGCCAATACGCTTTCCCCCGCGGGGGCCCATTCGGAACATCACGTTGTTGACCATTGCGAAGAAACTCGAAGAGTAACTTTTGCCGATCGACAGCTTGAGACCGAGTTCGGCCGCCGTCCGCTCCCAGGTGGGAACGAACGGAGGGGGACAAGGAAAGAGGATATCATCACCATTGATCTTGGTGTGATGGAGAATAAAGGTGGCATCCTCCCTCGTAATGATACCTAGCTTCACACCTATCTGTAGGGCTCGTTTGAGTCCAGAAAGGTTAACGATGCATAGGATCGGAAACGAAAGGGGATGGCCCATCAGTTGTCCATTCTTCTGGTATACCAACTGTGACATGCCTTCTGACAAAAGGTCCTTAGGATAC